GCGGCATCCCTCGCGGCTTTATCAGCGGCAGATGCGGCGGTAAGATTAGGATTCAATGCGGGTTCAGCTACAGCTTCAGACATATTTTTTGTGGTTGTTTGTGGTTGTTATTTGCGACTAGAAAGTTCTTCTTGAGTCAAGGAGTCATCAAGATCGGGATCAAGATCCAAGTCGTGTGTGCTTACCCTTGAGACAACGGATTTAGGTCTCTCAATCTTCTCAAATTTATTGTCTTCTGCTTCCGTTGCCCACTCTTGGAGTGTCTTGAATACAGCTACTACGGTTGCGTGGTCTTTGTTGACCAACTCCTCATAGATTGCCGTCTTTAGATCCGAATACCTTTTATCGTTTACGATAGATGCCGATAGGTTTGTTGCGTTAATGTCAGCCATTTTCTTGCCCGATGCCGGGATTTTGCGTGGTTACTTGTTCTTGTTGTGCAATAGCGGCTTGCTGTGCCGCCATGTCTTGAGCGTTCATCTGCTGTTGCTGATCAAGCTCCTGTTCATGTTGATCCTGCATGGCTTGCATATTGTGTGAAGCCTTTGCCCTGTGAATCTGAATATCGTTTGCGGCTTTTGCCCTCTTGGTTGCAAGGTCAGTTGATGCTTTCTCCATTGCATTGACATTATGAAGTTGGGCTTTCTGTGCCATTGCCGCCAGCTTGATGTTTTCCTTCTTCTGTAATGTGTCGGTAATGATTGCTTCCTTGGCAACAAGTGCTTGCAACTTGATCGTGTGAGGATCTTTATCTCCACCTTGACCCTGCTGTTGCTGATTGGCTTTCTCAATCTGTGCAAGCTGGCTACCAAGCTCATCAACTCCACGCTGAAGCTGTTGCATCTGCTGACCAAACTGTTGAGCAATTTGCTTCTTGGTAGGATCTTTTTGGATGAATCCAAGGTGAGCAACAAGATGTGGCCCCTTGAAGCGCATGAGGCAAGCGTAGATGTCCTTGATAAGCTCCACAGCTTCCTCGGATACTCCCTGTGCGGCTTGTCCCCTGGTTGGTGCTTGAGGATTAACGCCGGCACTTTGAAGGGCCGCTTGAGCCTCCTGCATTGATACGGCGGCATCTTGGATGTGACCCTTAAAGTGTTCCACATGGTTCTGATCTGGATACACCCTAAAGTTTGCGGCGTTTCCTTTTGGATCAGTCATACCAATGTTTTCCATTGAGATGATTCCTTGTTCGTCTGGAATATCAACCTTGGTGTGTTGGAAATAACGGGTGACATTTTGGCGACCATTGAGTGCGGCAATCGCATCTTCAATGGCGTTGGCTTGACCATCATTCATTGGTGTCATGCCCGTGAGAGAAACAGTCTGCTGTGCCGCCATCAGCTTGTAGGACGGGCTACCAGAACCAGCAAGCATATTGGACTCAAGATTCTCAATGTTTTCCCACTTCCATGCTTCTTTTGGAACTCCATTTTCATCCATGAACTCCACAAAACGCTGTTTGAGTTTATAACCATATCCACCTTTTGTGGTACGGCTCATGCGTTTGTACAGGAGTTTAAGCCAACGGGTTTGATTATCATTGAAGCGGCGAATCTGTGTGCCTTGAAGTTTGGCACTTTCAGCCGCATCAAGTTGTGCTTCTCCTTTTGTCCTTTGCTTTCCACCCTTATTTGCCATTCCAATGTTGTAAGCACCAATTCCACGATAGAGATCGGATTGGTAGAATTGAATGCCAGAAAGAACCTCATTGAATGGTATGTTTACATTAACTTGAACAGGATCAACATCTTGTGGCAAGATAAGCATTGGCGACCATTCCATTTGCTTCAGCTTTTTGGTTGCTTCAGCAGAACCACCCTTGAACATTAACCGGGTATTCCAATCAACAGCATCCATGAAACGGTTCATATGGATGTCGTATGCTCGGCATTGGATAAAAATAGCTTCAGCAAGACCTTGAATCTCATGCCAGATTCCAGATCCAGTTGAATCAGTCATGGGAGCAATAATGTCTTCCCAACCATCTTCATCCTTTTCTACCCAATCTTTCTTATAATAAAGGAATCCAGTTTGGTCACGATACTCTTCTTCCGTAAGATCCTTGCGTCCATTTTCTTTGTAACCAAGGACAAGCCCACCGTAATTCTGGAGGAGCATCATCTTGGAAATGCTTCCGTTGAACTCCATGATGTAAAGCTCATACAATTCAATGCGGAGCGTATATAATCGGGAAAGGTTCATGTTGCCGCTTGCCACATCCCTCAACCATTCGGTGTTGGTATATGTGTTGCGGTAGTTTGTGGTGAACATTCGGAGTGCATCCACACAAGCCCAAAAGTTCCAACCCATATCGGTTGCGTGTTGCTGTGCTTTTTCTGGATCTTCTTCTCCACCCGTAATCTTCAACCAGAACTCAAGTGGCGTATAGCTACGCTTGATACACATTTCGCCAAGGTTGGTAAGATCGGCAAATGTCTTGTCTGGAATAAGAACATTGGAGTTATGGAAACTTTTTGTGGGCCACCCGTCCCGGTCTTCAGCAATCTCAAAACCTTTTCCATACAGGCTCATTTCCTCAACATCCAATTCAACATTGTAGTTGTAGGATGACCAAGATCGGAGCATTCGATCAAATCCAACGCCAATCAAATCACTCCAAATTTTCTTTTCGGTAGGATTTCCAATCTTGGTTGTAATGGTAGCGGCGGTATTGCGCTCCATCACCATGTCAACAAAGCTGGACTTTTGATTGTCCACAATGAACTTCATTTGACGGAACGGGACATTGCTTTGTCCCTGCATCTGCCTTGCCGCTACTTGGCTATAATCGGTAGGGGGGAAACCTTTGTAACATTTGTAGATGCGTCCCCACTTGCGCTCACGACCGGCATTATCAAGACGCAAGTTCCAACAAATTGTAAACGCATCATTGGCAGTTTGGACTCGGCTAGTAGGAGCAACGCCATTTGAGTTGATGGTATTGAAACCCCAACTTGAAACTCCCTCCCGATTAACGATGCGTTTTGTTTTTGCCATTTTAGAGTTTCATTCTATTCAAATGCTCTCGATTTGTAAAAGTTTTTATTCTATGGCAATTTGCACATCGAACAACACACTTTGCAATCTCGGTTAATGCCAAGTCCCAATTGTTGTATTGGGATACGCATCTGGTTTTTTTACCATTAACATGATCAAACTCAAGTGCATAAGCATTTTCTTTATACCCACAATCTATGCAACCCAATGCCAACTTGTATTCATCAGATTTTTTTCGGAACTCTTCTCGTTTTTCTTTAGTGTATTTTTTGTAATACTTTTGCCCATTTTTTTCGTAATTTTTACGACCATTTTTACGGCATTGTTCAATATTTTTGTGATAGTATTCTCTAGCTTTTTTGTTTTCTTTGTCTTTGTTTGCCCTTCTTTTTTCATTCCTGTTTTTGTTATACAGGGCAATTTGTTCAGGAGTTTTTTTTCTCATCCCAAAACTTGATTTAATGCCTGTCTTCTTTTTTGACACGCCGTGCAACCTTTTGCAGTTTGTTCAAGATTGCTATTCACTCCCAAACTTTGGGCAACCCTATCTCCCAAACTTGCAAAACTGTGTATCACATTCGCAACTTTGTCTCCTGCTTCTTGCCAGCAGTATTGGCTAGGAATCCTACCGCAAATTTGTTGTTCGATCAAGTAATCTAAATTATCTGGCACAGCAACATTGTTAATTGTCATGTCGCTTGCAACTTTTTGGGAGAACAATCTTCCATAAGTCATCTCCATTCCATTTACACGATAGCGGTTGCCTTTATCGTCGGAGTATTCGTACCAGAGTCCTTGTGGGATTGGGCCGTTACGGTCTTTTAATCGCATAGTTGATGCAAATACTTGTCTTTGTTTCTAAAAGTTGTCAATACTTTTGGACATGGAATATAACGGATTTTCTTTAGAGCAACCAAAAGATACAAATTACGGAATACCAAATTTGATTCATGTTCCACAAATGTTTCGTGAGCTAACGGCATATCGTTTGACTCGTGGAGAGTTTGGAAGACGTGAAAGAATCAAAAATGGTATTAAATTAGAACAATCTGGTTTGTTAAATCCTGCACAGCACATGATCAATGCCTTCCAATTGATCTACGGCAATGATGTTTTGCTCCATTCTCAAGGAATACCCAACAATTATGCCATAGACATTATTGATTTGTTTTGTAATGAGAACGATTGGGGCATTGCAGGGTGTGCAAGTAGTGGAAAAACCTTTTCAGTTGCCGCTTGCATTGTGATTGATTGGCTTTGCGCCCCCGATTGTACATCCACATATGTTGCTTCTACCTCTTTGGACGCATCAGAAGACCGTCTTTGGGGTAAAGTATGTACGCTTTACCGTACAGCAATGAGGAATATTCAAGCCCAATATGGTGCAAATCAGAGTATTGGAAACCTTGTAGAGTACCGTAGAATGATTGTTTTTGAGACAATTGACACCAAAGATACGGAACGAGACTATACAAATGCTATTAAAGCATTGGCTTTTCCCAAGGGTGGTGAAGGAAAACGGTCTGTAGAAAATACACGGGGTAGAAAGAATGCCAGAATGCGGTTGTTTTTGGACGAATTGGCTGAAATGGATCTCTACGCATTGGATACCCGTGTCAACCTTGGTGCTAACCCCGATTTTATCTTTGGCGGCATGGCAAACCCAGCGGCTACCGCAAACAATCCCCATACGGAGCTATGTCAGCCCGATGATCCTATGGAATGGGATGCCGTAACCCGTTACACAAAGAAATGGAAGACTCGTACAGGAGTAGCATTGCATCTTTCTGGAGAAGATAGTCCAAACTTCAAGGTTCCAGATGCTGAAATACCCCCATTTGATCGTTTCCTTACCGTCCAAGGAGAGGCCGCTACTTTAAAACGATGCTATGGCAATAAGAATGCCCTAGAATACTGGCGAAATGTCTATGGATGGTGGCCCGATTCTTCCGTAGAACTCACAATCTTCTCAAAACAGTTCATTCAAGCGTGTGATATTAATTGGGAACCCGTATGGAGTAACAGAACACGGGTAGTTTGCGGCTTTGACCCTGCATTTACGGCAGGAGGAAACAGATGTGCGGCTACATTTTGCCGATTTGGGCCAAATGATACCGGGAGAAACCTTGGATTCTACCTTGGAACCCGTGAATATACCTCATCTGTGGGTGATGTTTTTGAGGAAAGCATTGCAATGCAGTTGGTTAAAGATTGTTTGGAATATGGAGTCCATCCAAGGGACTTTGGATTGGATATTTCGGGTGATGGCGGCAAGATGATGAGGGCAATTATCATCGAATGGAGTAAGTTCCATCCAGAAGCCATGTTTGTATTCCCCATTTCCTCAATGGGAATGCCTACGGAAAGGAAAATCAGCAATCTGGATAAGCGAACTTGTAAAGAAGCGTATGATCGGTTGGTTACGGAGTACTGGTTTGCCGTCCATACGGCCCTGTCTACACGCTCTTTGGTTGGTATTGATGTAGAGAAGCACTCTCAAGTAGTAAACGAGTTGTGTAGCCGTCTGTACTACCACAAGGGAAGGAAGGTTGCCGTGGAAAAGAAGCTGGATATGAAGCATAGGTTGAAGAAATCTCCCGATTTGGCTGACTCTTTGACCTATGCCGTCCAGATGCTTCGCCGGGCAGGACTAGAGTTTTCGTTTGAGGAGGAGTCAGAATCTTTGGACATCCAAGAAATCAGCGATTGGGAGAACCGATTGATCCATTCCAAAAACAACACCCAAGAAAAACTTGAGGATGATGAATGGGGATATGGTGGCAAGGGTTGTGATGAGGACGGCTTCTAGGAAACACGGGGCGTGAGATAGCTTGCATTGGCAGAGGCCCGCCCCGTCTCCTAAAATGGCACAGCCTGTTGGAATCGAACCAACCCAGTCGGATTTGGAGTCCAACTCGCCCATCCTTGGAACATGAGACTGCGATAAAAATTTATTGTTGACGCATGGATTCGTCAATGCCAAAGTCACTTCATTCTGAATGGTGACGCATTCTGACAAGACTTTCCTCACAACAAAAGAAAGCCCCGCTGTAG